TTTCAATACAATTGCAGTCATGACTTTTTCCTTAGTTAAATAGATCAACGGCGGCTGCACCAAACGCAGGCCGAGGATCGTGTTCTGGGGCCAGCGATGGCTTGCCCCGTGGCTTGATGACGAAATCGGCGATCTCGTCAGCTTTCGCCCGACCCAGTGCCTTTTCGGCCTGTGTCGGTGAAATTAGTTTTACGGTGTAGGCGGCTTCGCCCAGCAGTGTCTCCAGCGCCTCCGTGGCTGCGTCTTCGTTGCGCCACTGGCGGACGCTGCGGCCCTCGACCAGCTTGTAGCCAGGCAGGACACCACCATTGGCCAGTACGCTAGTAGCGTATTCTTCGACGTCGCCGGCCCACGTCTTGAGCATGGACATCTTCGGCAGGAGCTTTGCGATCTCATCGACCGACAACAGGTTCGGCGACACCGGCTGCACGTCGGCATCCAGATCGTCGAACTTGCCCAGCGCCAGTTCGTAGTTGTGCTTGGCGAGTGCCTTACACGTCGCACGGGCCTTGCAGAAGCGACACGCCTTGTCGCCAGGGGCGAATGTCAAGTCGCCGTCATTGGCCTTGCCGGCAGCAGGGCGCACAACCTCGTCGGCCCACTTGAGAAGATCGGAGACAGAGATGCTGTACTCGCTGACATAGTCGAGGCGCGGCATGTGGATGTGCAGCACGAACGTGTCGATCTCGTACAAGGCGCCGAACGTCTGCCACACGCCAAGCGCGTAGAGCATGGCCTGTTCGTTACGGTGGGCGCTGACCTTCACGCCTTGGCCGAACTTCAGGTCGATGACGTGGCACAGGCCATCGCCGACGACGATGGCGTCGGATGTGCCAAAGCCGGCTGGCACCCACTGCGTGAACTCGACACGCTGTTCGACCAGGAGGACAGAGCCGGCGGTCGTCGCGTGGACGTTGCGGACATAGTCCACATAGTCGGCGACGTGGTTGGCCATGTCGGTCGTGACCTTCCAACCCTCAAGCTCGTCGCCCACCATCTCCTGCGGGTCGATCTCTTCACGCAGGCACCACTCGGCCAGTGCGTGTGCGGCAGTGCCTTCAGCAGCGAAGACGCTGCCTTCGTCGGGCATACCGGCTTCCAGCGTCACGCTGCCGTGGCAGTGAAGCCAACGGTGTGCTGACGATGGGGACAGCTTGGCGTGTGCCGGTGCTGCCTCTTCGAACATCTCAATCTGCATTCTTCATTCCTTCCAATTGGCCCCACTGGGCAGTCATTGCTTCAGCGATGCCGGTGTAGGTTTCGCTCCTGATCTTCCAGCGGTCGGCGCTGGGCGGCAGGCGGTTCTGACCACTGTCGGTCTGGTTCGCCCACCGCTTTTTGCCGTCCACGATGCGCGGCTCCACGATGGTTGTCGGTACAAGAAGCGGTAGATTCTTGAGCCAAAGACAAGTCGCTTTGCTGGCGTCATGCCCGAACTGCCACGGCTGGATCGTCTGGTCGGCCTTACGGATGCGAGTACCGATGCAGCCGATAGGGTTCTCCAGTGCGATACGCGGGACAGGGGCGTCAAGCAGAAACTGCACGAAGGCCAGTGCTTCTTCCGTTTGTTCGGCTCGGCCAGGAACGCGCTTGTTCCAGTGAAGGCCGGAGGAACACAGGTATGTGCAGGGCGGGTGAGCCACCATCAAATCCCAACCGTCATTGATGATGTCGCGCACGTCGCCTTGGTAGTGCGGTCCCTCGACATCGGTCGGCAGCAGATCGCATGACAGTGCGTCGTGGCCGGTGGCTAGGAACGCATCGCGCACAGTGCCGCTGTATTCACAGGCAACAAGAACCCTCATCGAAATCCCTTTCAAGTGAATAGAAATATAGCGAACAGCACCAGCCAGAACGCCCCGCACCACGACAGTGCGGTGATGCAGCCCCGCGCTGGGCGCAGTGCGTCGTCTTCGTCACGCATTGGTCCGCTCCAGTTCTCGCAACACCTGTTCAGGCGTGAGCTTGACGAGGTAGCCATTCGCACGGCTCCATTCGCCAGTGGCTTTGGATAGCTCGGCGTCGATGACCCGAAACTTAGCGCGCATCTTGTTGCGCTTCTTAATGAGCGTTTTGACCAAGGCGTCAGTCATTGATCATCTCCGCTTTGGCGATGAGCGCGGCCCATTCGGCGGGTGGGACGTCGGACAGCTTCTTGTGCGGTGCCAGCAGTTGTTTGACGGTGCCAGCGCCGTGCTTGCCGCTGACCTTGGTCAGAACAGCGCGGACGTCTTCAAGGGTGACGACGGCGCCTGGTTCGATCTGCGGTGTGGGTTCAGCAACTGGCGCGGGCTGCTTCTTATTTTCAGCGGCCTCTAAAAAACCAAGGATCACACCTAGGTCATCGTGAAACTCGGCCACTGCGCTGTGCAGTGCCTTCAATAGTTCTTCGTTAGTCATTTTGAATTCTCCTGTTGACACTTTGTATCGGCGCTGTAAATGTGCGGCGACAACCCCTAGTTAGCAACTCACAATTATGTGTCAAGGAGAAAAATGATGATTAAAGACGAAGAAAAGAAAATTCGTGCAGCGGTCGAGCGAGTGGCCCAGATCGCGACCGGCGGCAACATGCGTCGGCTGTGCGGCGTTCTCGGCGTGTCCACGCAGGCTCTATACAAGTGGGTCGTCGATGGTGTGCCAGTGAAGCGCGCACTTCAGATGTCCATGCTCACCAAGGGTGAAGTGCAGTGGCACGAACTCTGCCCACACGTTGCCGAAGAGCTTCGCCTGAGCTTGCTGGCGGCGGTGTCGAAGTGAAGACGCTTGACGATTTTCTCGCGATGCAGGAGCAGCTGGCGGAACAGGATTTGCTGAAGAGCGGCGACCTCGTCAATCACCCGCCTCACTACAAGCAGGGCGGCATCGAATGTATCGACGCCATCGAATCGGCATTGACACCGGAAGAGTTTCGCGGGCATTGCAAGGCGAATGCGCTTAAGTACATCTGGCGTGAGAAGCACAAAGGCCAAGACGAGAGCCTGAGAAAGGCCATTTGGTATTTGAACCGCGCCCTTGGCGAATAAAAAAAAGGGCCGTCCCGAAAGACGACCCAGTTCGGAGGAAAGGAATTAGAGTGTCTTACCTGAAATTACACGGCGCGCAACTGATAGCAGCAGGGTATTCCCCACTGCCTATTAGGGCAGGGTTCAAAGCGCCGGCCATCAGCGACTGGCAGAATTGCCACGCTGACGCAGACAAGATGGATCAGTGGTTAAGCGATCCACGCATGGCGAACTGCGGTGTCGGCATCTTGACCGAGAACACGCCAGCCATCGACATCGACTGCCTCGACAAGGACGTCAGCTACAAGCTGGTGAAGTGGGTCGAGAACAACATCGGCAAAGCACCGCTGCGGATCGGCAAGAAGCCGAAGGCGCTGATGGTGTTCCGCTGCGACGAGCCGTTCGGCAAGATTCGGTCGAACGAATATGTGGACATCCTGGGCAACAAGAACGCGGTCGAGGTGCTGGCCAAGGGGCAGCAGTTCGTCGCCTACGCCGTCCACCCTGATACGCAGCAGCCATACGCTTGGCCGAAGAAGTCGCTGATCGACGTCCCGCACGACGATCTGCCGACGCTGACCAAAGAACAGGCACAAGAGTTCGTCGCCTATTTCGAAAGCATCATCCCCGAAGACTGGGAACTGTCGCGTAAGGGAGTTAGCACATTTGCGAACTCGGACGACGACGATCTACTGACATTGCGGCCAAAGTTGGGCAAAAGTGTGGCCGACCTTGAGGCGTGGATGGAGAGCCTCGACCCCGACTGTGGCCACGATGAGTGGGTGAAGGTCGGCATGGCGCTGCACCACGAAACAGACGGCGAACCAGAGGGTCTGCGCCTGTGGGATGACTGGTCGAGCCAGAGCGGCAAATATGTCCACGGTGAGTGCGCCAAGCGGTGGCGCTCGTTCGGTCGCAACACCACCGCCCAGCCGGTGACCGCGGCTTACATCGAAGGCAAGGCCAAGAAGGTCGTGCGTGAAGAGAAGAAGCGCGGCCTGGTTGACCAGCTGGTCAAGGACTTGGTGTTCGTTCAGGTGTCGGGCAGTGCGCGGGTTATCCGCGAAGACGACATGCAGGACGGCCTGGAGCTTTACGGCGTCGAGGATTTAACCAAGGAGTTCGCCAACCAGTCGATCCCCGTCAAGTCCGAGAACAAGAAGGGCGAAGAGGTCGTTGACATGGTCAACCCGATCAAGCTCTGGCTAACCCACCCCGAACGGCGCACAGCGCGTGGACTGGTGTTCCTGCCAGAGGGCCAGAAGATCGGCGCGTACAACCTGTGGCGCGGCTGGTCGTGTGAGCCAGAAGAGGGTGACGTGTCGATGTTCACCGACTGGATGTTTGACATCATCGCCGACCGCGACGAGACGAACTACAAGTGGATCATGGGCTGGGCTGCACAGATGGTGCAGGAGCCAATGACCAAGATCGGCGTGGCCTGTGTGCTGCGTGGCCTTAAAGGCACCGGCAAGTCGAAGCTGGGTGAACTGCTGGGCGGATTGTTCCCGCAGCACCACAAGGTCATCGCGCGCCAAGAGCAGCTGGTCGGCAACTTCAACCGCCATCTGGAAGACTGCCTGCTGCTGCAAGCGGAAGAGGCGTTCTGGGCCGGCAGCAAGTCTGCTGAAGGCGCACTGAAAGACCTCGTCACCAACCCTCGCATCATGATTGAGCGTAAGGGCGTCGATAGCTACATGGCACCGAATTTCACCCGCATCCTGTTCACGTCGAACGAGGAGTGGGTCGTGCCAGCCACGGCAGACGAGCGCCGCTGGGCCGTGTTCGACATCTCCGCACGGCGTAAGCAGGACTATGACTTCTACCAGGGGCTACAGAACTGGTACGACCGTGGCGGCAAGAAGCATTTGCTGCACCACCTCAAGACGTTCGATCTGGCGACGGTCAACGTCCGCACTGCCCCGCAGACGAAGGCGTTGCAGGATCAGCAGATGCGTGGTGGTGACTGCGTCCAGCGTTGGCTGTTCGACTGCCTGATGGAAGGCGAGATCAAGGACAGCAAGAGCGGTGCCGTGGTGCAGTTCGGCGAGGTCGAGGCCAACAAGGCCACGATCTACGAGAGCTACCGCAATTCGCTGCAACGCCACTGGGAAATCAAGAGCGCCAATGCGTTCTGGACGATGGCTGCGCGCTATGACGACGTGTTCGCCAACAGCAGGGGCAAATACGCGGCGGGTGCGCGATACAAGATATGCACCGTGGCGTCACTGACCGAGGCGCGTCGTCTTTTTTCCAAGAAGCATCAATATCAGGTTGACTGGCCCGATCCTCTCGCTATTGAGGACTGACAATAAGAAGAAAGGAAAAGTGAAAAGTGAAAGACGTCAATCTAACCGAAGACACGCTCAACCACATGCCGGCCATTGTCCGCATTGCTGGTGAGTACAAGATCACCATCATGGAACTGCTGGGGCCAAGCAAGCAGGAGAAGCTGGTCGCGGCGCGTACCGCCTTGTGCCGCTTGCTTCACGGCGCGGGTGTGCCAATCGCTACCGTCGCCAGGGTGGTCGGTCGTGACCGCAGTTCGGTGCGGAACCTGTTAGAGCGCAGGGTCAACCCGACGCCAGCGTTCTTTGAGAGGCGTGAAGTCGCCGATCCACCGCCGCGTGAACACACGGCACAACGCTACAAACATGCTTGCAAGCGCGGGTCGAAGGCTCTGGCCGATGCGATCTTCGCCAGCGGCAAGACACACGGCCCGATGTCCGAGAAACAACAGATCGACGCCCTGATTTGGTGCCGCGACGGACTGAAGAATCTTCATGCGACGGGGTGGATGGTGTGACCCTGCGCCAGTTCCTTTGGGAGAACTTCGGCTGGGACATCTACGAATGGGGCGACGAGGACATCAGGTTCTAGGTCGCCCCAGGCGCGTCAGAATATCGACGTGTCGAACGGCTGGCCAAGGAAGTCCAGCATATCTTTCCGCTTGCCGGCCATGATCGACTCGCGCTTGGCTGCGAGGATTTGCAGCACCGTGATCGCGGCCTTGGGTGCAGCGATGGTGCCACGCTCCCAGCATTTATATGTGAAGTAGCAGACGCCGATTGCTTTGGCGGCTGTCCTCTGCGTCAACCCCCCGCGCTTGCGGATAGCGCGAAGCTCTTGATGAGTGATCAGGAAGGGGCGTTTTTGTGGTCCGAATGTGCCAGGCATCCCTTTGTTTAGCGTGAGGGGGTGAGTAATGCAACCTTTATGGGGGTATCCCCGCGGCGCCAGGGTTCCAATTCATTTGTAAATTCTGATCGAATTGAAATTTGCCCACGCCAACCGGTTTTGTATCTCCATATATTTTGGCGAATGGATTGCAATTTTCCCGACGCATTTCTGCGGTTTCTGGTCGTGGGCGCATGGCGCTAGGGCGCATGGCGCTAGGGCGCATGGCGCTAGGGCGCATGGCGATAGGGCGCATGGCGATAGGGCGCGATTAGGCGGGCCGCGAATAGGCGCGCGGATAGTTGCCGCCATAGGCGGGCCGCGATTGGGCGGGCCGCGATTGGGCGATTGATTAGGGCGCATGGGCTTAGACTTTAAAACGCCTTGCCGCCGCTATGGCGCCCGCTTCGTTCCATATGTCTATTGCATCGTCTAAGACGGCGTCGTCTGCGTCGTTCCATAGCGGAACGCCTAGCCGCTTAAACGCGGACTCCATTGCCATATTAGTGTCGCAATAATCGTCCGGCCAAGCTTGGCCGCTTGTGACGCTTTGCAATTGCTTTTCGTCAAGCCAAGCGGCCAACGTTTCGCAATAGGCGTCTGCGATCCTTTCGGATTGTGTCATTGTGTTGCTTTCCTTACTGGCCAAGGCTTGATTGCCTAGCGCCATGAAAAGCCCGCCTAGCGTGATTGCTAGGCGGGCTTTGCGGGCGTTAGGCGTTAGCAGCAATCGCAATTGGCAATCGGCTTGCCGTTTCGACATAGCAGGCCCGCGCTTTCGAATTCGCGCGCTATCCGCAAGGCTTGTTCCGCCGCTTGTTCAAGCGATAGGCCGTTTGGGTCGAAACTATTGGCCTCAAAAATAATGTCGTCTATGTCGTCTCCATAGGCGCAGACAAGCCAGTCGCTTTGTTCGGGCAGAAAGCCGCCTAGTCTATCGGTTGCCCATACAAAGCCGCCGCCGTCTATATATCGCGAAAGCAATTGAGAGCCGCCGCCGCCTATTTCACGTTCAAAGCCTTGCGCTTCTAAAATGTTGTTCATGTTGTTTTTCCCGTTTCGGGCTTGGCTTGATTGCCTAGCGCCATGAAAAGCCCGCTAGCGTTGAAACTAGCGGGCTTTGCGGGCGTTAGGCGTCAAGCCCTATGTTATAACCGCATTTTCTAACTTCAACGCCGCGCCACAACATGCCGCGCCTAATGAATTCAAAGCGCCATTTGGCTTGCGCCCGCCTAAGCTTAGGCCAAGCGATTTGCTGGCCGTCTGCCAATATCGCCCATGCTGTCCAATTGCTTTCGTTTGTCATTTGCTGGCTAACCTTTCGTGAATTATTGTTTCGATTGCTTGCGCTCTTGCTTGCTCTTGCGTTGTGTTGCCCCATGCATGTAAGGCCAAGGCAAGACGGACGTTTCGCAATTCACGCAACGGCGCATTGCGATATGCTTTGCGCTCTTGCGCGATTAGTTGTGAAAAATTCATTGCCATTTATCCTACAACGAAACCGCTTGTATCTTTGCGGGCCTTGCCTTTCGCGTATAGCGCCACAATCGCGCCGCGCGGATCAAGGTGACGTATGTCGCTATCGTCCCCGTCAACTAGGGGAAGGCCTAAAAACGTTTCGCCATTGGCCAGCATTGTTTCAACGATTGCGCGATTGCGAAAAACAACGGCGATCCTTTCGCCATTGGCAACGGCCTTAGCGACATAGGGCGCATAGGCTGGAACGCCGCTATAGCTAAAGGTTAAATCATAGTTGGCTGGAACGTTTTTGCGGTTCGCAAGCTTTGTATAATCATAAAATTGGATATCGGGGAAAGCCGCAAAGATATTTGCATAGGCATTAAAATTTAGGCGCGGGTGAGGCACGGCGATATTCTCAAAGCGAATATCGCTAGTGCCATTTAGCCGAACAACAAGCTTGAAACCTTCCCGCTTGGCTTTGTCCGCATATGCCGCTATTTCTTTATGCAATTGCGCCATGAATTGATCGCGGTACTGATTAAAGAATAGCGTTTTACGCAAGCGCGAAAGCATAACGTTAGACATAGCGCCGCGGCCTGCCGTGAATAGGCAAGGGCCGTCGCATTTGGCGATAGCCGCCATAGCGCATAGGTTAACGCCCGATCCCATTGCTGGCATTAGGTAAAGGATCGCGGTTTTAATGCCGTATCGTTCGCCCTTGATCGTTTTCGCGTTTGTATCAAGGCCTAAGAGCTTGTCGGGCAATCTGGAGAAAAGCGATCTGTTTTTGGGATCGCTTAAAATTTGCGCTTGGATTGCCAGCGATAGGCCCGATATGTCATAGGCTAGTGTCGTTTGTGTCTGCATTAGCATTGGTTAGGTTCCTTTCGATTAAACGATACCGCGCATGGCGGCTTTGATTGACGTAACGCTATATCGCGCGCCGTCGGGCGTTTTTGTTTCGCCCATATTTGCCAGCCATTGGATGAAAAGCCGCGCGGCTAGGTCGCGCCCGAATTCGGCGGCTAGGTCGCGGGCATGTCGGTAAAGCATTTCGTCATTGTTGATCCAGAGGCTCACATTCCAATGCGTCCAATTTTTGTGTCCGTTATATGTTGCCATTGGTTAGGTTTCCTTTCGTTTATTAATGTGTCGGGCCGAATAGGGCCGCGTCTAAGGCTAGGGCCGCGAATATGACGGCCAGCAATAGGGCGTTATGGATTAGGGCTTGTTTCATTGGCTTGTTGTCCTTTCGTTTGTTTGTCATGCCCAATAGCCAAGCTTGCGGGCATTAGCCTTTAGGCGGGCGACGTCGCCAGTCTTAACGCGGCGCGATGTTACCTTGCGCCCATTGTGGCCGTAGTAAGTTATGACGCTATCAAACGTCCAATGGGTAACGCGGACATGCTTGCGTGATCGCGGCATGTTGGCAGGGCGCGGCGCGGGCTTGCGCGATAGTGAAGCGATTGCTTTAGCTATTAGGTTAAGCATTGGCTTGTTGTCCTTTCGTTTGTTTGTGAGTCCGCCCTATCGCCCGCTTGCTATAGTGTCAACTGTTAGTTGTATACCAGGCAAATAAAATGCGCCGCCGGTTTCGCTATCTGCGATTGTGGCGATAGGGATTAGGCGATCTGCGATTAGTCCGCGGGCGCAATGCGACGCGCCCTTTAAAACGCGCGAAGCAATCGGCGTCCATCGGCTGGCAATCGCTGGCCGGTGTACCAATTGGTGTACCAAATGCCCGCAAAGCCTAGGAAATCCGCCAGTCTCCGCCCCATGCCCTATGGGGCAGACGCCCAAAAACGGCGGATTTCCGCGGGTTTCGCGCGAACGGGGGCGGGGGGAGGGGGTCTCCGCACCCCCGCGTCCCGTGATGGGCATATAGGCCGTTCCGCGAAAATTCCCCAGATACTGTCAACCTTCAGTTGCAGGGGGAGAAGATCGCCAGGGAGGCCAGTGGAAAATTACACACCCTTGGAGCCTTGTGTCTAGGGTGTGTAATAGGGTGTGTAATGAAAACCCAAGTAGTTCTGCGCCTTTCCGGCGCCATTACACACCCTTGAAATTTTGTGTCTAGGGTGTGTAATCGCGGAACGCTTAGAAAAGCCTGAAGTTTTCGGCCCGATTACACACCCTAGACATTTTTCTTCTACTTTCTTAGGAAAAATATATAAATATATAGATAAAAGGGGGAGGGGGTGTGCCGCTGCACCACCCACTGGCAGATCGACACCCGAAAATGTCTAGGGTGTGTAATGAAAGCAGAAACCCCAACATTCTCTAGGCTCTCCCGCATTACACACCCTTAGACACTTTTTCCAAGGGTGTGTAATCGCCTCGCAAACCCGCAGAAATGCTGGGGTGAAAATTACACACCCTTTTACACACCCTAGACACTTGCCAAAAGGGTGTGTAATGACTATGGACTAGACACGTTAGACAGAAAGGGCCGACACAGATGAGCGACGAACGGACGTGCAAGAGGTGCGATGAGCAAAAGCCGCTCGGCTTCTTCAAGGAGTACGCCCCTGGTAAGCACCGCTATGTGTGCAAGGCGTGTCAGGAAACAGACCAACGCAAGTACCAGAAGCGGCACGACGAGAAGAAGCTGCTGAAGAAAATTATCGGCCAAGGGACACCCGACACCAACGCCCGCATCACCGCCTTAGAAGAACAAGTGCAATCACTTCTTGCTTTCGCCAAACTTCATGGCTACAACACCACCGAAACTTGACAGGACAACGCGCAGTGAGCGATCCGTTTGACAGTATTGTGCTACCAGACCTGGCGATGGACTCCCCACCGCCGGCTCCCGCTGCCAAACGGAAACCCGTCGCGAAGCCGAAAGCCAAACCTGTACAGATTTCTGTACAGGAGGATGAAGAACTTCCCGAAGTGGAGATTCTGCCCCCGCTCCCGAAACGCATCCACGAAGCCCGCGACATCACCGACGACGCCGGTCGCACCTATAAGCAGCCGAAGGTCGATCTCTCTGAGGTCGAGGCGATGGCTAGTGTGGGGATGACCACCAAGCAGATCGCCGATGCGCTGAAGTTACCCCCGTCCGTTTTTGGCAAGCTCATAAAGAACGATCCGACTGTGCAGGAGGCCATCGACCAAGGGACTTCCCGTGGCATCAAGATGGTGACCGACAGCCTTTTCGGCATGGCGCTCAAGGGGAATGTCGCCGCGGCGATCTTCTTCCTGAAGAACAAGGGCGGCTGGGCTGATAAGCAGGAATTGGATCAGCGTTTACAGGTGGAAACGAAAATGTCGTTTGACGACGCCGTCGAAGCCCTTAAAGCAGCGGGCATAGACCCGTCGAAAATATAGAAAGAAGCACATGGCCGACAACGACGACGACAAAGTAGTTCCCTTCACCCGCCCAGTCGCCCCCAAAGGCGACGACATACAGGCGCTGAACATGAACGGCGATGCGCTCATCGCGCTACTGGCGCGGTACGACACCATCGCCATTGTCGCCTGGAGCGACGAGATGGAGGTTCTTGACGTCATCTCGCAGGAACGCGACAGGGCCGTGCTGTACGAACTTATTCAGCAGGCGGCGTCGAATATCGCGTTTGAAGCACTGGACAACGCCAACGCCAGCACGTTTCACTGATGGCCGACACGCACGACGAGAACTTCAAACCGGACTTGACGGCAATCGCCAACGAGGACGCTGTCGCGCAGGCGCAGATCGCGGCTGCTGCGGACGAGGAGAAGGCCGTCGCGCTGGCTGAAGCCATTCGCGTAATCCGCGATCACAAAAAGAAGAACAAGCTGGAGTTCTTCACGGCGTACAAATGGCAGATGCAGTTCTACGAGGCCGGCACCCGCTCCAAACAGCGGGCGCTGATGGCCGCGAACCGCGTCGGCAAATCATACAGCGCCGCATACGAGATGGCCTGCCACCTTACTGGCAAATATCCCGACTGGTGGCCAGGCATAAAGTTTTTCAGGCCGATCAACGCATGGGCGATGGGGGTCACGGGCGAACAGATGCGTGACGTGATCCAGCGTGAGTTGTTCGGATCGCTGAACGGGCGCATCTTCGACGGCGGGTTCATTTTGCCCAACGAAGTACGCAGCATCGTTCCAGCCGCAGGGACGCCACGTCTGGCGAAGGACGTCTACATCTGGCACCAGAGCGGCGGGTACAGCTGTCTGAGCCATAAATCGTACTCACAGGGCCAAGCGCCGCTGATGGGATCGTCCATCGACATCGCGTGGATTGACGAAGAGCCGACCGACCCTGAAATCTACCCACAGGTGCTGACCCGTACCGCCACCGGCAACGACGGCAAGGGCGGATATGTGCTGCTGACGTTCACGCCGGAAAACGGCATGACCGAACTCGTTGGCCAGTTCATGGAGAGCCTCAAAGAAGGCCAATATCTCCAGAACGTGACGTGGGAAGAGGCAGAACACCTCGACGACGACACAAAACGCCAACTTTTAGCTGCCATCCCCGAATACCAACGCGAAATGCGCTCGAAAGGCATCCCCGTGCTGGGCGAGGGCATGGTCTTTCCGGTCGCGGAAGAGGCGATCAAGGTCGATCCGTTCGAAATACCGCAGCACTTCCGCATTTGTGCCGCCATCGACTTCGGTATCAGTCACCCCACCGCAGTCGCGTGGATGGCATACGACGCAGATCGCGACATCATCTACCTGTACGACAGCTACAAGCGCGCTGGAGAGATACCAGCCGTCCACAGCGCCATGATCAGGGCCAAAGGGCCGGCGATCCCTCTGCTGTACCCACACGACGGCGACAACCGCGAGAAAGGCAGTGGCAACACGATGGCCGACCTCTATCGCGAAGCTGGGTTGAACGTCGTCGGGCGTTTCACCAATCCTGACGGGTCGAACTTCGTCGAGCCAGGGATCATGGAGATTCTTGAGCGGATGCGGACTGGCCGGTTCAAGGTTTTCGCCGATCAGAAGGATTTCTTCGACGAATTCCGCCGTTATCACCGCAAGCAGGGCAAGATCGTTAAGGAACATGACGATTTGATCGACGCGGTGCGCTATGCAGCCTTGTCAGTGCAGCGTTTTGGGGTTAGTAAGGCGGAACTTAAGATGCCAGAGGTGTATGGACGCCACGGCGTGTCGTTAACCGAGGATTGGGACATTTAATGCCTGAAATCAAAGATACTCCGCTTGAAGAAAGCGAATTGCTGTCGCTATTGGAGCGGAACCTCGACGCCGCGGACACTTACACCGAAAGTCTGGTCGGCGAACAGCGCGATAAGAGCCATCGGTACTATTTCGGTGAGCCGCTGGGCAACGAGAAGCCTGGCCGCAGCCAGCACGTCTCCCGCGACGTCTTTGACGCCGTAGAGTCCACCAAGGCATTGCTGCTCGACACCTTCACCGCCGACCGGCGCGTGGTCGAGTTCACACCAGAGACGAACGAAGACATTGAAGCCGCACGGCAGGCCACCGAGTTCGTTAACTATCTGTTTTACCGCCAGAATAATGGCTTCAAAGTCCTGCAAGACACCCTCCATGACGGTTTGGTGAGCAAGCTGGGCGTCGTCAAGCGTTGGTACGACAAACGCTACTCTTACATCCAAGAAGACTTTGCCGATCTGGACGAAGCGCAGTTCGTGATGCTGGCATCGGACCCCGAAGTCGAAATTACGACGCTTGACCAGACGATTGTTCAAGCGGAGATGGTTGATCCGATGACCGGCATGGTCGTCATGCCCGCGGTTACAACCTACACTGGTGAACTCAAGCGTCGGATAGACAAGAGCCAAGTTCGTGTTGACAATTTGGAGCCAGAAAAACTTTACATCAGTCCTCGCGCCAAGACGCTTGAGGATGCGGACTTCGTCTCGTACCGTTACGAGAAAGAGATCGGCGAACTGTTGGAAGACGGCTACGACCCCGAAAAGGTCGAAGAGCTTGACGAAGAATTGGATACTTACCGCGACTCGACCCTGGGCCGCGACAGTTACGACGAGTTCTCCGCCGAGACAAGTATGCGGGACGACCACCCGAACCGCACATATGTGACTATCTACGAAAGCTACATCCGCATCTACGACCCAGAGGTCGAGTCGCGCTGCACCTACAAGGTGGTTCACTCACGTCGCGCCCTGCTGGACATGGAGAAGGTCGAAAGCCACCCGTTCCGCGGTTGGTGTCCGTTCCCTGTACCACACAAGGCCATCGGCCTGTCGCTTGCCGACGTCACGATGGACCTTCAGAAGTCGCAGTCAACGCTGAAGCGCAGCGTCATTGACAATGCGTTCTTGACCAACACCTCACGCTGGGTGGCGAACCTGTCGCTGGTCCGCAATCCGCGTGACCTGATCGACAACAAACTTGGCGCCGTCATCGACGTCAACGCGATGGACCCGTCATCGGTCGTCCAGCCGCTGAACACCCCGCAGATCAGCCCTAACGTCTTCACGACGATGGAGTTGCTGGAGCAGGAGAAGGAAGCGCGTTCGGGCTCTAGCCGCATGTCCAAGGGCTTGGACAGCGACGTTGTGTCGAAGCAGAACAGCAACGACATGGTCACGCGGTACATGAACGCCAGCAACCGTCGCACGATGGTCATGGCGCGCAACTTCGCAGAGAGCTTCCTGAAGCCGCTGATGTTCGACCTCTACCGCCTGGCGATTGAGAACGACACCCAGACCCGCATGGTGCAATTGAGCGGCAAGTTTGTGCCAATCGACCCCAAGCAGCTGCGCGAACGCACAGAGATGGACGTCGCCGTGGCGCTGACGCCAGACGCCCGCGCCGCTGAAGCGCGGACGCTGACCATGCTTGACCAGATGTGGACTGCGAACCCGCAAGACCCAACGCTGAACGGCATGTACCAAGCGCAGCAGCGGTTTGCGCTGTTGGCGCGCGCTGTAGACCTCATGGGCCTCAAGGGTGGGGATAAGTACCTCCTGTCGCCAATGTCGCCTGAATACCAACAGGGCCAGCAGCAGAACGCACAACAGGCCGAGCAGCAGAAGCAGATGGCCCAGCAGATCGAATTCAAGAAGCTTGAGCTTGACGAGCGCAAGGTCATGGTTGACGAGCGCGGTGCAGCAGTGGCCGAAGAGAAGCTGGTGCTGGAAGCCGAGAAGATTGGCGTTGAGCTATCAACCAAGGCGCAAGAGATGATCTCCAAGCAGGAGAAGGACTCCGCCGACCTCATTATGAAGGCCGCAGAGTTCCGCCACGAGCAAACGACTGATTTGGCCTACATCGGCATTGAGTCGAAAAACGCGGCCATGCAGAACCAGAACGGCAACCGCGGAGACGAGAATGACTGATTTCGAAAACGCCGTAGCGGCGTTCCAGAAGAAAAAGAACCCCCGCACCGAGGCTGAGGCCAAGCGCGAGGCGTACAAGAAGATGGTCAAAGAGTACGTCAAGCTCAAGTACGGCTACAACAGCGCGGGGGAGCGCGTGGAGCGCCCTATCACGGAAAAACGCATAGCGACCGCCGAAGCAGCCAAGACCCGCGTCATCGAAGACGCATCGGTCGGCTTGGCTGACTTCTTCAAGGAAGAAAAATAATGGACATCGATTTCGAAACGAACGGCGCGGAACACGCAGCCGACGAAGCCAGCCGCCTACTGGCCAACGATGCGTTCAACGACGCATACACGTCGTTACTGGCGGACATCGAACAAAAACTATTCATGTCGGACATGGGCGCGCAGGCCGAACGTGAAACCTTATTTCATCTGCATCGCGCCGCGCAGATGTTCGTCAACAATATCGCATCTCGCATCAACCATTTTCAGTTGAAACAAATGCAAGATTCGATTACACAGGAGACTTGAAGTGACAGAGCAAACCGCAACGGACTCTGCACCGAGTGCTGAAGAGCGTTTGGCTGCGTTGTACACCGCCCCCGATGAGGACACGGCGAGTACCAAAGCCGATTTACAGCCCGAAGATGAAGATGAGGGCGAAGTTGAAGTAGTCGAGGACGAGGTTGAAGCAGACACCGACGATTCCGAGGAAGCCGAAGACGGCCAAACCGAGGACGAAGAGGACGAAGCCGATACCGAAGAGGAGTCAGATGAATCTGACGATGACGACAAAGCTGAACAGCTAGTCGAGATCGAAGGTGAAACACTGACGCTTGAAGAGGTCAAACTCGGATACCTCCGCCAGTCGGACTACACCAAGAAGACGCAAGCAGTTGCGGAACAACGTAAGGCTGTCGAAGAAGACAGCCAGTATTACGCCTCCACACTGAACAGTCTCTTGACCGCCGTGGGTGCTGACGTTCAACGCTTTCAAAGCGTTGATTGGGAGCGCGCAGCGGTGGAAAACCCTGAACAGTACCGCCAAGCCAAGACAGCATACGAACACTCTCTCCAGACGTTCAACGGAATCCGTGGACAGGCGGAAGACTTCGTACAGCGGACCAAACAGACACAGGAAGCCGCGTTGAAGGCGCAAGCCAAAGAAGCGGTGGCCGTACTAAAAACGACCATTCCTGGGTGGAATAACGAGTTGTACGCTCAGATCGGTGAGTTTGCCCATAAAGAGTTGGGTTTCGCGCCAGAAGAGTTCAACAACATCGCTGACCACCGCGCTATTCGGTCCATCTGGAGTGCTATGCAGTACCACAGGGGTCGCAAGGTCGTGACTGAGAAGAAAGTCAAAGTCGCGCCTACCAAAACTTTGTCTGACAAGAGGGCAACGGAATCTAAGGTCGTTCATGGCCGTAAACAGATGAATAAGCAGCGCGAAGTGCTGCGGAACTCTGGGAAGGTAGACGACGCTGTTGCACTCTTGGCTAATCGCTTAAGGTAAATCAAAATGGCTACAATTTCTGGCGTTGCAAAAACTTATGACTTGGTCGGCAAGCAAGAAGATGTCGAAGACATCATCTATGACATCTCGCCTACCGACACTCCATTCCTTTCGTCCATCGGCACGTCCAAGGCGAAAGCAACCAACCACCAGTGGCAGCAGGACAAGCTGGCCTCACCCGCAGCCAACAAGGCTGTTGAAGGTGCGGCTGCTGGTGCTGCAACCGCGTCTGACACCACGCTGAAGTCTGCCAACACGCAGATTTTCAAGGGCGTTGTCGAAGTCTCCGGTACTGCCCGTGCAATCGGCCTTTACGGTCGTGCGGACGAACTGGCCCGCCTCGTTGCCAAGAAAGGCAAGGAAATCAAGCGCGACATCGAGTTCGCGATGGTGGGTAACGCACAGGCTGGTACTGCTGGCAACGGCACGACTGCCCGTGAACTGACTTCGGCTCAGAACCAGATCGCTGCTGGCACGACCAACACGAACGGTACGAACCGTGCGTTTTCTGAAACGATCCTCTTGGACGTTATGCAGAAGGTCTTCACCGCAGGCGGTATGCCTAACCAGCTTCAGGTAACACCATCGCACTCGCTGATCGTTGCCGGCTTCGCAGCCGCTTCGGGACGCACTCGCGATTTTGGTGTGCAGAAGAAGCTCGTAAACGCAGTCGATCTGTACGTCTCGCCATTTGGTGAAGTTGCAGTGGTTCCTAACCGCTTCCTCAACGCCAACACTGCCCTGGTTCTCGACACCGAGTACTGGAGCCGTGCAGTTCTCCGCCCAATGGCCACCACGGTCTTGGCGAAGGACGGCGACAGCGAGAAGCGCATGATGCTCACCGAACTGACGCTCGTTTGCGAAAACGACGAAGCATCGGGTCTGGCAAGCGCACTGACCGCGTAAGCAAATAGGGGGAGGGCGGCAGTTGGGTGCCGCTCTCCTCTTTACTCTTGAATGAAAGCCTCTGATGTCCGACGAACTTAAAACCACTCTTGAGTTTGACCGCAACACGGGGCTTCACACGCTGCGGCACACGCAGGACGTGACTTCGATCATCGACGCGAACAAGCGCGCCCAGATCGACAGCATCGGCACGAAATTCGGCGACTTTGCTAAGGTCGCCAGTATCCCGTACTCCGTAGTGCTTGAGTGGAAGCAGAAATACGGCATCAACGCGATGGCGCCGTCGCCTGAAGACAAGATTCGCATGGTTGCTTTGTTGAACGATCCAGACTATGCCTTCCTGCGTACACGCGGAGGTAAGTTGTGAGCATAACCACCTACACCGAACTGAAAACCGCCATCGCCGACTGGCTGAACCGCGACGATCTTTCAGACGCCCGCCTTAGCGATTTCGTGCAGATGGCGGAGAACCGCATCTTCCACGTTCTACGCATCCCGCCGATGGAGCGGTACGCCAACATCACCACCGACAGCGAAGGCAAGGTGGCGATCCCTGGCGACTTCATTGAAGCGAAAGACGTCATCTTCAACGGCAAGGCTCTGGATCGCATCTCCACGACAGAGTTCTACGCCCGCACAGCGGCGCAGGGCGAACCAACGTCGTTCATGCGTGAAACGGTGTATCTGCGCCTTTGGCCAACGCCAAGTGCAGACCTGACCGGCCTTAGCTTGGTGTATTACGCACTGCCGACCGCGCTGTCCGCGTCGAACGCGACGAACGCCGTCTTTGCGATGGCCCCCGAACTGTATTTGTATAGCGCGCTGGTCGCAGCCGGCGTCTACATCGGATCGCCTGCCGAGAAGATACAGATATGGTCGGAATCGTTTAACGACACGATGCAACGGTTGATGGAGAACGCTCGTCAGAGTGAGGTTTCCGGCGCCACCAACACTGTTTTGAGCGGATATTAAGATATGTCTACGTCGGGTTTCTTCACAGGCGGTGAGTCACCGCAGACAAACATTTACGAGGATGAAGCAAAGGCGTCGGCTCTAGCCGCTGCCGCCAGCGCCACAGCAGCTGCTGGCAGCGCAGGCGCTGCCAACACTGGTGCGGGACAGTCCGCGGCATCCGCAAACGCAGCCAGCGCCAGCGCAACGAACGCTGCAACCAGCGCGTCCAACGCTGCGACCAGCGCCACCAGCGCAACAGGCAGCGCAACAACAGCCACAACCAAGGCTACAGAAGCGGGCGCCTCGGCCAGCGCGGCTGATAGCAGCGCGACAAACGCTGCGTCCAGCGCCGCCACGGCAAGCACAAGCGCATCGGAGGCGTTTACCAGCGCAACCAACGCTGCGACCAGCGCGTCCAACGCTGCGTCCAGCGCCACGGCAGCTGGCGGTAGTGCCACAGCGGCTAGCGGCAGCGCCTCTACGGCAACGACAAAAGCAGCTGAAGCATCAACCAGCGCGACCGATGCAGCTGGCAGCGCCTCTACGGCAACGACAAAAGCAGCTGAAGCGTCAACCAGCGCCACCAACGCAGCTAACAGTGCGACCGCCGCTGGCACAAGCGCGACAGCAGCTGGCACAAGCGCGTCCAACGCTGCGACCAGCGCGTCCAACGCATCGACGAGTGCTACGGCAGCAGCGACAAGTGCCACCGACGCCTCTGCAAGCGCCACCGCAGCATCTACAGCACAGGCAGCTTCCGAAGCGGCCCGTGACTCCGCCCTAGCTGCATACGACCAGTTTGACGACCGCTACTTGGGTGCGAAGACGTCTGACCCCACACTCGACAACGACGGAAACGCGCTTGGCGCGGGTGCGTTGTATTTCAGCAGCACACTTGGCGTAATGCGGCTCTACACCGGCAGCGCGTGGACGGCAGCGTATGTCTCCGGCGATGGCGTGTTGCTGCAAGCAAACAACCTATCAGACCTAACCAGCATCGCCACTGCGCGGACCAATCTTGGCTTGGCGACCGTAGCAACCTCCGGCGCGTATAGCGATCTTTCCGGCAAGCCGACAGTCCCGTCTTCGACGACAGACATCACCGAAGGCGCGAACCTATACTTCACGGACGCCCGTGCGCGGTCAGCGATCAGCGCCACTGGCTCGTTGTCATACAACTCAACGACAGGGGCCATCAGCTACACTGCACCAACCCTGGCCACCGTGGCAACGACAGGCGCGTACAGCGACCTCACCGGCAAGCCTACCCTTGGGACTCTATCGTCGCAGAACGCCGACGCTGTCGCCATCACGGGCGGCACAATAACTGGCGTGACGATGGACAGCATCACCAACCATGTTGGCGCTGACCACATCCACTATAAGGTGAAAGCCACCCAAACTCTTGCTAAAGGCGATGTGGTAAAGGTTGTTGGTTTTAATTCTGGTGAAGACGCCTTTGAAGTTGCTAAGGTTTCAGCTTCAACTGACATTGCTGTCGGTGTTATATACAGCGCGTTAGCCAATGGCGACTATGGTTCTATCATCAACACAGGATTACTGGAAGGTATCGACACTTCTGCCTTTGCAATCGGCACAACGCTATATCCAAACACATCAGGCGGGTTCACTAGCACAAAGCCGACCTCTGGTCGTTATCAGGCACTGGCGTTTGTCGTTCGCTCTCACGCAAGCCAAGGCACAATCCTAATTGAAGCCAGTGAACCACAGCCAACTAGCCTAAGCCAATTTACAAATGACAGCGGCTACACAACGAACACAGGCACGGTAACGTCCGTTGGTGGCACAGGTACTGTAAATGGCATCACGCTTACAGGAACGGTAACCTCAAGTGGATCACTGACTCTTGGTGGTACGCTTTCTGGCGTTGACCTTACCTCACAAGTCACAGGCACACTTCCTGTAGCTAACGGCGGTACGGGCGTCACCTCACTCACCTCTAACTATCTGGTCAAAGGTAACGGCACATCGGCGGTCAGCGCGTCTGTGGTGTACGACAATGGTACGAACGTCGGAATTGGAAACAGCGACCCTGGCTATCGGCTCGACATCAGTGCTGCGGACACGACATCCGGCCTTGGCTACGCTATGCGCTTGCGGTCCAATGCCACCGCAGCCGCTGCAGCTATTCAATTCACCGACAGCTCTGTCACTGCCCAAAACGGCCTAATCTCCTGTACTGACAGTGGTATTCTCACACTTCAGGGTGGCGATGGTGGATCAGCCGCTATTGCATTCCGCACTGGTGGCGGTGAGCGTTTCAAGATTAACAACACAGGCGGCATCACCTCGTCCGACCTCGCTGACGCCGTGGGCTACAAAGGTCTGCCACAGAACAGCCAGACATCCTCGTACACGCTGGCGCTGGCCGACATCGGCAAGCACATCAGCATCACGACAGGCGGCGTGGTTATCCCCGCGAACGGCACCGTGGCGTTTCCTATCGGCGCAACGATTGTGGTGTTCAACAACAGCGGTAGCAACCAGACGATCAGCATTACGACTGACACGCTACGCCAAGCAGGCACAGCCAACACAGGCTCACGCACACTGGCCCAGTACGGCCTTGCAACGTGCGTAAAGGTTACCGCTACAACTTGGGTCGTCTCAGGCAACGTGACATGACAGGTATTCTCTGCGCTCTGGCTGGTGCGGGCGGTTCAGCGCCCCCTGTGTCGTTAACTAACACGTTCACGATCCCTACACGATCCACCTATGTGCCTGGAGATACATTTACTTTTTCCAAATCAGCAGGAGGCTCAATACCATTTCCGGTAAGGAATGGGGCGACGTTCAAGATCAGCATGTACGGCGCTGGCGGCGGTAACTTTTCGGGGGCAGGGTCAGGCGGAAACGCTAATGGCGGCATTTTAATAGTAAACATAAACTTATCGTCTTACCAAAACACCAACCTCTTCTTTTACAAAGGCGGCGGTGGCGGCAATAGTAGCAGCGGTATCGATGGGTGTGGTGGCGGTGGCAATGGAGGCTACAACGGCGGCGGCCAAGGTGCCGGTACTCGTGGTCCTGGGGGCGGAGGGCGCACAGATTTACGCATAGCAGAAAATAGCCCGAATACAGAATTGTTGGTAGCTGGCGGTGGAGGTGGTGGCTACGGCACTTTGTCTACTGGCGGAAGTAGGATTTATGGCGACAGCGGTTGCGGGGGTATGTTCGGCGACTATTGCGGTGACAACGGCGGCGGCGGTGGCGGTTACCAGGGCGGCAGCGCGTCTTGCGGTGACGACGATAGTAACGGCGGTCCTGGGTCTAACTTTAATAATGGTTCGCTAACAACCTTAGTGATTCAAAACACCACTATCACAGGTCAGACTGGCGGCAATTCAGGCGACGGCTATTTCATAGTCGAAGTACTAACGGTCTAATCCTCAAGGAATTAACGATGACAAGGGACGAGCTTATTTATCATTTGAACGAAAAGCTTAAATTAGCAGAGCAAAATAATTGGGAAAAGCAAAAGCAGGAAATTTTAGACGTATTGAATCACCGTAATTTTCCGAACAATTTTGTGAATTGGCCGTTAAGTCCCCCAGAGGAGGCGAAATTGGCAGCTAAAGGGCCAAGCCAGACGCCCATAGAGGACAAAATTTAAGAACGCGCCGGTATCGACAAGGAGCATTTAGAATGACGGTTACAAACACCGTTACCAATCTTGCTTGCTGGTTGGCGCGTTTTCCGCTATGTCGAAATGACTTTACGGGGGGTTCGGCGTGACACTTCAAACATCTGGCGCAATATCGTTAAGCCAAATCCAGACCGAGTTCGGGGGCGCGAACCCTATCGGCATGTCTGAGTATTACGCAGGCGGCGTCAACGTCCCTGGCAGCACCTCCGGCGTCAACGGCGCAGTGCCGGCATTCGGCACGATCTCCATGTCTAAGTTTTTCGGCACGTCCGACGTGGCGTTCAACCCAAGCGGCGGCGCGTCAGCTGGCGCACCGCAGGCGTTGAGCGACTATGGCAGTTTGAACGCCAGCGTCACGATCACTTGCAACCAGTCTGCGGTGTGGACTTGGACAAAAACAGGAACCGGCGGCAGCGCCAGTGTTTCCAGTGGCGGCTCCGCTACCAGCATCACGTTCAGCAACTCAACCACTTCTTTTGGCGGCTTTAAGGAAGCTGTGTACACGGTCAGCGCCACTGCCGCTGGCATCACGCGCTACTGGTCTGTCACCGTATCAGTAGAGGACTTGTCGTAATGTCAGAACCCAGCCACGAAGTTCAGCAGGCTCTCCTGCAATCTGATGTTAATCAGATGAAGGAAGACCTCAAGGAACTGCGCCAAGAAGTGAAAGACCTGTTGGATGCTTGGAAAACAGCGACCAACGTGTTGGCGTTCGTGAAGTGGCTGGCCGGCATTGGCACCGCAGTGGCTTTCTTTTGGGCCGTAATCAAGGCAAAGTTGGGGAGCTAACCGGATGGTGACTGACCCCAAATGGCTAACTGAGGCTCGTCGCAAGATCGGGCAGCGGGAGATCAAAGGCCCACGGCATAACCCGTGGATCGTTCGCGGCCTGGCCAAGCTCAAGGCTTGGTGGTCGGACGACGAGACGCCGTGGTGCGGTTTCTTCGTGGCGCATTGCATGGACGAGGCAGGACTGCCTTACCCCAAGCACTGGTATCGCGCGAAGGGGTGGGTCGAGTACGGCTCACGCCTGCGGCCTGATCGCATCGCGCCTGGCGCCATTCTGGTGTTCGACCGCGTAGGCGGTGGCCACGTTGGTTTCTACGTTGGTGAAAGTATTCGCCACTACTACGTTTTGGGGGGCAACCAAGGCAACCAAGTGAATATCGCCCCGATCTCAAAGGATCGGTGTGTTGCTATCCGCTGGCCCAAGGACGAAGCCGTCATCGGCACGATGGTCTACATGACCGGCGGCAAAGTTTCTACGAACGAAGCATAAGGAGAATGACTATGTTTAAAGGCTACAAAACGTACATCACGGCTGGCGTTGCAACCGTCACCGCTGTCGCTGCGTACCTCACTGGCGATGCTGATCTGATGCAGACCGCCAACTTGGTGTTCACCGCGCTGATGGCTGCGTTCATCCGCCACGGTGTCGAAGACGCGGCGAACCCGTACAAGTGATACAGGGCATCAAGCAGCTGCTGGGTCTATTGCAGGCGATCTTTCGCCTGTTTGGAGACAGGCAGCTGCTTGAGGCCGGTAAAGCGCAGCAGCGCGATGCAGACAAGACGGAGGTCGAAGAACGTGTTGAACAAGCTAAAGATGCTTTGGCCACTCCTGATCCTGTCCGCGACGAGCGGCTGCGTGACCGCTTCGACCGCTCCCGCCGTAGTCAGTGACTATTGCAGGATCGCAACGCCGATCAGTTATGACGCTAAAAGCGACACAGCAGAGACGGTTTTAGAGATTGAGGCCCACAACAGCAAGTGGGCATGTGTTTGTGAAAACGACTGTCCTAACAAAACGGTCGTCAACTAACCGCTTCTGTGCTATCGCAGATGTGAAAGGGTGTTTTTATGGGTCTTGAAAGCGCGACATACATCAACGGATTGGTCGAGACGAATCCGACGTCGTCGGACAACGCCAACCAAGGCGACAACCATCTGCGCCTTATCAAGGGCGCGATCAAGGCGACCTTCCCCAACATCACAGGGCCGGTGACGGCCACGCACACCGCACTTAGCGCAGCGTATCTGCCTCTCGCTGGCGGCACTGCGACCGGCGCCATCACAGCGCCAGGCTTCGTGGGCAACGCCTCGACCGCCACAACGCTCCAGACCGCCCGCACCATCAACGGCAAGTCGTTTAACGGCAGCGCCAACATCACCTTGGGGACCGACGACGTGCCTGAAGGCACTTACGTTTCGACCGGAATGCCCCCCATCCCAACCAACCTGTATTTCACCGAGGCCCGTGCGCGGGCAGCAATCAGCGCGGCAGGCGATATTTCGTACAACCCAACCACTGGCGTCATCAGCTTCAGCGCCACGGGCGCCCCTGTCATCAGCGTGGCTGGTAAGACTGGCTCGGTAACACTGAACACCGCAGACGTCGCCGAAAGCACCAACCTTTACTTCACCAACGCCCGCGCCCGCACTGCGATCAGCGTGTCAGGCAATGGCTCGTACAACAGCGCGACCGGCGTCATCACGATAAACGCGGGTACGGTCAGCAGCGTGGCTGGCAAGACCGGCGCAGTCACTCTCGCCACTTCCGACATTAGCGGCCTCGACAGCGCACTGTCAGGTAAGTTCTCAACGAGCGGCGGCACCATCTCCGGCAACGTGTCCGTATCCGGCACTGTGACCGCCACTGGCGACATCACGGCGTTCTCTGACGAGCGGACCAAAATGAACATCGATACGATCACCGAGGCCATTTATAAGGTCAAGGCGATGCGTGGCGTCAGCTACGTCAGCAAGTTCGACATGGGTGAACACATCGGTGTCATCGCGCAAGAGGTTGAGCGCGTCGTGCCAGAGGTCGTCCACACTCACAGCAACGGCCTAAAGAGCGTTGCGTATCAGAACCTCGTCGGCCTGCTGATTGAGGCGATCAAAGACCTTGAAGTCCGCATTTCGGAGTTGGAACACCGCTAATGGTCATGGTTCCTCTACGGAACATCGGCGCTGGCGGGCTTGTCCCCGACCAGCAGCCGTATGACGTCGAACTGACCCAGTTCGCCGCAGGTAATAACGTGCAGATGTTCAACGGTCGTCTGGGCAAGTCTCTGGGCCACGTCGATGTGACCACCGTGCCTAACGCGCCGACGCACGTCGCGGGCTGGTTTGTTGACAGTGACAACACTTTGGTCATCGGCACAGCCAATAACCTCTACCGCTACGCAGGCTCCAGCGTCGTCAACGTCACCGCAGCGGCCTACACCAGCGGCTACGCCAACAGCCCCCGCTGGCAGACCAGCCAGATCGGCTTCGGCTTCTTGGCGAACAACGGCAGCGACAAACCGCAATATATGGCGCCAAGCGGCACCGCGTTTGCTGACATCGCTAACTGGCCAACGAATCTACGCACGAACTGCATCAAGCCTTTCGTCTCCTTCTTGGTGATGGTTGGCTATACAGACGGTTCGACCGAATACCCGTACACCGTGCGCTGGGGCGACGAGTTCGATCCGACATCGGTGCCAGGCAGCTACGACATCACCAGCACCACGAACTTGGCGGGCGAGAACATTCTGGGTGGCCGTCTCGGCAGGCTGATCGACAGCCTACCGCTGGCAGGCAACAACATCATCTACGCCGAACGTGGCGCGTACTCAATGGCCTTCATTGGCGCCCCGCTGGTGTTTGCGTTCCGCGAACTGTTCGACGACGGCGGCATCATCAACCGTGGCGCGGTCTGCGTGTTCAATAACCGCCACTTCGTGGTCGGGCGTGACGACATATACATCCACGACGGCTCATCCAAAGACCCAGTGGCCACGAAGCGGGTCAAAGACACGTTCTACAGCAGCGTGGCTGACGCCCGCAGCGTGTTCGTCGCCCACGAACCTTCGACAAACGAGATATGGATCGCGTACGCAGACAAGAACGCTGCGAACGTCGAAACGGCCAACAAGGCGGCAGTGTGGAACTACGCCAACGATGCGTGGACTTTCCGCGATCTGCCGAACGTGCGTTCAATGTGCGTCGGCCCCGCCATCGGCGGTGGCGGTAGCGGCACAGGCGCGACATGGGACGACCTCGACGTCGAGTGGGACAGCTGGTCGCTGTTGTGGACCGACCTTGGCGCCGACACCCAAGCGCGCAACACACGGATGTTTTCAGCCAATAACGGCGCGTCAAAGATACAAGCGCACAACGAGACGTTTGGTGCATCCGGCGTGTCGTACACATCATATGTCGAGACAACCAAGATCGACATGGATCAGGTGCTTCAGCGCCCGACAGAGCGTGTCCTTCAGATCAAGCGCATCCTGCCGCAGATAAAAGGCACTGGCACAGTGACTTTCCAAGTCGGCTCGTCGTCCAGCCCCCAAGGGCCGGTGACGTGGAAGACTGCCAAAGAATACAACGTCGAAACCGATTACAAGGTCGATACCCGTGTATCTGGCCGTTATCTTGCATTAAGGATTGAATCTTCATCCGTTGCAGGGTATTGGCAGTTGGGTGGATTTGATTTGGATGTGGAAGAGGTAGCAGAGCGGTGAGTTACACCCCTGCACCAACTCTCGCCAAAACGGTCGAAGACTTGCGCCGCTGGGCGACACTTGAACTTCAACGTGTCTCCGACAGCTTCAGGGCCGCGCAAACACCAACGATCCCCGTTCTCTTTGAAGCTCCGGCAAAACCTGTCACCGGCCAGTTGGCCCTCGCAGACGGGACTTCATGGAATCCAGGCTCCGGTCGGGGGCTTTATTACTTCGATGGCTCTTGGACATTCATTGCGTAGGACATAAATATGGCGTTAGGTAGTCTTGGTTTTGGTAAATCGTCGAGCAACAACGTCTCGTCAGGCGCTACCGCTGGCTATGATCTGCAAGAGAACATCAGCCAGAGCGGATCGCAGCAGGGGTCGAACGCTGTCAGCAGCGGCCTCAACATCTCGCAGTCGGGCCAGAACATCTACGGCGCGCAGGAGCCTTACCTCCAGAACATCTACGCCAACGCGGGCAATCTGTACAACAACTACGGCCTGCCGGACAAGCAAGTTGCCGACATCAACCCAGTTCTGGCGCAGGGGCTAGCCCAGCAGTACGGCTTCAGCCAAGGCGCCGGCGACGACATCTTCCGCCAGCAGCTTGCACAGTCACTGGCCAACACCCAAGGCTTCAACACTGCGGGTAATGCAGCGGCGACAATGGCTGGCGGCAACGTCTACGGCGCCCCAATAAACCGCGGCATCGACATGCAGACGGCAGCACAGGCGTCGTACAACCCATACCTAAACGGCCAGATCGACGCAGCCAGCCGCGACGTTACTCGTAACCTGTACGAGAACCAGCTGACCGGCAACGCAGGGATGGCAGCAGGCACTGGCAACAGCGGCTCCAGCCGCCGTGCGGTGATGGATGCTATCGCCATGCGTGGTGCCGGCGACCGCGTGGCCGACATTTCGTCCAACTTGCGCGGCCAGGCGTACAACACCGGCCTCGGCATCGCAGCCCAGCAGGGACTGTCAAACCAGAGCGCCCAACTCGGCACCAACACTGTCAACGCCAACCTCATGGGTCAGGGCGCGAACCTTGCTTACAACATCGGCCAAGCCGGCCAGACAGGCATGAACCAAGCGTACAACACAGGCGTCAACAACGCACAGCTGGCGCAGGACACTGGTGGCCAGTTGCGTCAGTACCAGCAGCAGCTGCTCGACACGCAGTACAGCAACCAGATGAACCCGTACAACTCGTTGCAGATGTACAAGTCGCTCATCGGCGATCCGACTGTCCTGTCAAGTTCGAACAGCATCGGCCTCGACAACTCGACCAGCAACAGCTTCGGCAACAGCTTCAACAACAGCTACAGCTACGGCATGGGCGCGAACATGGGGTCGAACTCGGCCACAGGTAACTCCAAGTCGTTCAACGCAAACGTAGGATTTGGCTGATATGGCTAGTTTGTTCGACAAAATAATGCAAAGCATCAAGATGCCAACGTCGCGCCAAAGCTATGGCACGACCGCCGCGCCGCAAGCGATGCCGCAGAACGTACCGTCGATCTTCGACATGATACGGGCGCCGCAGCAGGCGCAGTTCAACGTGCAAGCAGCGCAGGGGACGAAGCCGAAGAACTACCAGCCGACCGCCATTTCAATGTCTGGCGTTCCAGTGGCGTCTGTGTTCGGCCTCCCTGGCGCGTCTGCCATGCCGCAAGACGTGTTCAACGTGACGCCGGCCAGTGGGACTAAAGCGAAGAACTACACGCCAACGCAGATTAGCATGAACGCACCGTCTCCCGCTGGCCCAGCCGCGATGCAGCAGATGCTGGCGATGATGAAAAACACAAGCGCGACACCGTTCGCGCCTTACGGGCAGGGGTGACAGATGGCTGTTAATTTCCAACGCAGGAATATTGGCGTCCTCGCCGACACGCCTAATTTTCAGGATGTCGGGCAGAGCGCCTATGTGGATTACGGAGCCGCGGCGCAGCAGCCCGCTCGGCCTGCCGCGATGCGCGAGGCGGTAGCCGAAGCAGACGCAGCGCCTGCCCCGATCAACCCTAGTGATTACGAGGCCCGCGCCCGTGCTGCGCTAGCGCAGATGGAAAACGCGGCGCTTCAACAGAAGAAAGCGGCTGGCAATCCACTGAATGTAGCGGGTTCCATTCTCGGTGGTGTCGTCGGCCTGCCGTTCAGCCTGCTGGAGAACGCCATAGGCGGTGGAAACAACGACCTGACCGCGCCGTTCCGCCCAAAGCAGAACGCCGAAACGCGCTACCAAAACACATTGGCTTCAATCGGTGAGCGCCGTGCGGAGTTCGAAAAGGACTTGTCCAGTGTGCGTTCAAGCAACGCCACTGCGCTTAGGACCGCAACGGGATTGGGCCGCGACGAAGACCAAGCCGGCGTAAACCAAATAGGCCAATTGGCGTCATCCATGCTGTACATGGACGACAACGCGAAAGCACAGCGACTACCTGTCCTACAGTCCATCGCCAAGCGGTATCCGAACACCAAGGAGTACGTTCAGGACATCATCGACAACGGCTTCAACCCCGCTGTCTTGGCCACCTACGGCTCCATGTCAACCGACGAAGGCGCTCGTCAGCGTTCTAACGAGTATCTGTACGGCAATAAGGTTGTCCCTACAGGAGATGGTACTTCGGCGCTTGTTGCTACCCGCCCAGGCGTACCGGCACAGGTTATAGACCGCAGTTCGCCAAACGCAGCAGACCGCACCATAACGGGCCTACCGTTGCTCACTGGAAGCGCCATGCGCCAAACGGCGACTGCTACGCCTCCGGTGGCGACGATGGAAAACACGCCACGGCCAGAGCTTGGGCCAAACGGTGTGCCGCAATTCTTGACACCAGCGCAATACTCTATTTACAGCAAAGAACTCGGCAAAGAAAAAACCGATGCCTGGATGAAGCAGAACAACATTGTCATCGATCAGCCACAGGGCCAGCCCGCTGCACCGTCAATGGACGCAGTCGATGCTGAACTTCGCAAGCGGGGATTAATAAAGTAATGCAAGACCTCTCACAACTGTCCGACGAAGAACTCCTCCGTATGAGTGGCCGCGCTCCGGCGGCTCCTGCGGCTCCCACATCTGTAACCCTCCCCCGTTCGCTGACGACGTCTATCCAGAACCAAGGGCGGTTAACGGATACCACTGGCAAGGAGATCAGCAACAAAGTGGACGCCGCCACGGCTCCGGCAGTTGTGGACACAGCTTTTGCCAAGGCATACAAGACAAAGCTTGAAGCGGGTGAGCTTGCACGACGCGCAAGCCAAATGGGCTTGACGCCGGAAAAGTATGCTGAGTACCGCGACGGTATGCTTCAATTGCCTAAAATGCAGTCGATATTGGAAAACCTTCAAATCCGCAACAAGCGCGATTTCCAAGGTATGAATCCGCTTGAGTATCTACCTCTTTCGCCAAACACGTCTTTTGACGCTGTTTCTCAACGTCTTTACGGCCCTGTTAAAGCGTCCCAAGGTCTGACCGCTGGCGAAGTTAACGCAGCGGCAGAGCAGAAAACAAACATCGGCCTGTTGCTGCCGTCAGCAAGTGATTTGGACGCAACAAGGGCGTCAAAAATCCAAGGTTTGGAAACAGATTTACGCAACGGCGTTGCGCGAGGCCAGAACTATGGTTTCCGCTATCCTACGACACTGGCGTTTCAAATCGAAGACCCAGACAAAATGTTTTCGATTGAAAAAGAACAGCAAATGTCGGACGTTTTGTTCGATCCTAAACTTGACGCTCGTCAAGCCGCTCAGAAAATCTTAGAACTTACTGCGCCAGGCGCAAAGCCTACTGAAGCAGACATCGCAAACACCCTTGGCGACGTTACCCGCGTTCGTGAAGAGATGAGCAAAGATGGTGCCTTGTGGGGCGGCATCATTTACCGCGCGCCTGACGCGGTGAAGAACGACAAGCCCGCTCCGTCGATGACGGACAATTTCCTAAGCGGCGTCGGCGACATCGTTAAAGGACTTGCCGAGGTGCCAGGCATGGTCACCAACCCGCTCAACACTGCCGTCAACTCTGTGTTCGGCACCAACATTGGCACTGATCTAGGTACGGCAGCGCGAGAAGCAACTGGCCTGCCTGACATCAGCAGCCCATACGCAAAGGCGATTAACGAAGGCGGCGCGGGCGCGTTGGCGTTTGGCGGCGCAGCCAAAACGGGCGCGAAATACGCCACTGGAGTGGTTAAAAACGGCTTGGAGACGCTGGCGGCTACCCCGCTAACCGACATGTTCACGGGAGCCGTGAGCAACACCGCGGCTGAAGTCGTCCGCCAAGAAGGCGGCGGCCCCGTGGCCCAGTTCATGGCTGCGCTTGCGGCTGGCCTTCCAGCCTACGCAGCTGGCCGCGCGACGAACAGTGTCGTAAACCCTGCCACGAAGACGGCTGCTGGGCAGGCCGCAGAGAATCAAGGTATTTTGATGATGCCAGCTGACGCTGGTGGCCCGATGACGCGGCGCGTAACAGGAGGCATGGCGCAGCTTCCGTTAAGCGCAAATCCCATCCTTGAAGGCGCAGACGCATCGATTAAATCAGCTAGGGACGCAGTCAACCGCAACGTCAACAATCTTGGTGGCGTGTTGAGCGAAGTTGAAGCAGGCAATCTCGTCACTAAAACTGGCGAAAACGTGCTGGCGGATAAAATCGTCAAAGCGGATATGATGATCAATGACGTCAACAATAAAGCGCAAGGCGCAGCCATAGTGCCGACGAACGCGCTTAAGGTCGTTGACGCCGAAATTGATCGGCTAAACCGCAACCCGAACACCAACGCCGCAGCTATTGCTGAGTTGGAGAGCTACCGCGCCGACATCACAGGTGGATCGATTTTGCAGGGCGTCCGCGATCTCAAAACGAGCCTTAGCTCTAACAGCTTCGACGGAAAACTTCGCAGCACCACGGATAAAGCGCGCAACGGGCGTATCGCGGAGGCAATCGACGCAGACATCGAAACGTCCCTCGCCGCGGCGCCGGACGCGCTGGATGCGTATCGCAAGTTCAACAGCTACTACAAAGAACGCGCTGGCGTCCTTGACCAGTTTGACTCGCTCCTCGGCACCGGCAAGTCTGGCGAAGTGCTGTTGAAAGACATTGAGAGCCTTGGCCGTGGCAGCAAGGGCGGCGTGGAGATGCTGCGGACTGTGTTTGGTGAGATGAAGCCAGCAGAGGCCAACCAGCTGCGCGCCACGCTTGTGGATCGCCTTGGTCGCCAGCAGAACGGCAGTGACTTCAGCGCCTCCACTTTCTTCACCAATTACGGTGAAAAGATGACCAACGACACCAAGGACGCGATGTTTGGCACTTCCGGCCTTCGGCGCAACCTTGACGAGATTGCGACTGTTGCCAAGGAGATGCAGGCAGCTGGCCGGTTTGCCAACACCAGCAACAGCGGTGGTTCGGTTAACATGGGAACAAACATCGGCCTACTAGCAAGTATCCCCGCCTCGCTTTATCTTGGCGAAGTAGCAACAGCCATGCAGGCGTTTGTGGGCGTACTATCCCTCGGCGGCGCACAATACGCTGCCGGTAATTTGCTGGCCTCTCCAAAGTTCGCCAGTTGGCTGGCGCGGGCGCCGAAGTCGAACGACCCGCTGGCTATCCGTAATTACGCCAGTAAGCTGACCGCGATTGCGGCAGCGCAACCAGAGTTGGCGCCTGACATTGAGGCGTACCAGCAGTCGGTCTTGGACGCCACGGGGCAGATGAAGCCTAAAGGCGCACTTGCCCAGTAACAGAGAAAGCCCTTATGCATGGCGTCAAAGATTCTGTTTTTGGATATCGAAACGAAGCCCGCTGTTGTGGCGACGTTCGGTATCCGCGATCAACACATAGGCCATAAGCAAATCCTAATAGACGGCGGTGTTATCTGCGTCGGGATGAAGTGGCTGGCCGACAAGAAGGCCACTGTCTACAGCGACTGGGAGCATGGCCACAAGGAGATGCTCCAGATCGTTCACGCGGCGCTTGAGGAGGCGGAAGCCGTGGCCACCTACAACGGGGCGTCATTCGATCTTCCGAAGTTGCAAGGCGAGTTCTTGCTGCACGGCCTCCCGCCGGCCCCGCAACTCACCCAGATCGACATCTACAGGTCGGTGCGGAAGCTGGGGTACATCTGCAACAAGCTCGACTACGTTGCCCAGATATTGGGCCTCGGCAGCAAGGTCAAGCACGAAGGCTTAGACCTATGGCTAAAGGTCATGGACGGCGACGAAGCAGCCCAACGCCGCATGACAAAATACTGCGCTGGCGATGTTATGCTGACCGAGAAGGTCTACAAGCACGTCAGGGCGTTCATCCACACCCACCCGCACATGGGGGCCACCAAGCCCTTGGACTGTGGCGCCTGCGGCTCCAGCCGCACCCAGGCGCGCGGTTGGCACCGGACGAAGGCCAGCATCCGCCAACGGTATCAGTGCCAAGCGTGTGGCACTTGGAGCTTGGGGAACGCGAAGCGGGTCTGACGCGCTGTACCAAATTCGTACCAACCCACTCGTAAGCCATTGATTATGAACAAATTAGGTTCCATGATGAATGGTGCCGAGGGGAGGTACATTTTCCCTCACGAATCATCAACTTAGGGGTTGCAACAGACACTTTATCTGGTACAGTGCCACTCAGCGTAAGTCATTGATTTACGGTAGTGCAACACGCCAACACACGTTGGCACTGTACCAAGGAGTGTACCGATGGCCGTTATTCAAAAGCGTGGCGACAGCTACAGAGTCCTGATCCGCAAGAAGGGCCACGCCGCAGTCTCCAAGACGTTCAAGACGAAAGCCCTGGCCGAACGCTGGGCGCGAGACACCGAATACAAGATCGACGAAGGCAAGTTCGCGGTGGACAAAGCCACCGTGGCCGACACCGTCGAGGAATACCTCAAGCGCATGGCGCAGATCGGCAAGCCGGTCCCTTACAACAAGGCGATCATCGTTCGCCGTGCGGCCACTGACCTTGGCGACAAGCGCCTCGACCAGCTGACGACCGAAGTTCTGGTCGATTGGATCAGCGGCAAGCGCGACATCCTGCCCAGCACTCGCCAGCAGTACGTCATCTACTTCCGCACCGTCCTGACGACCGCAGAGACGCTGTGGGACGCACGGCCCGACATGGTGTCCTACGAACGTGCGGCGCGCTTCATGCGAACCCACGGCATTATCGCCGAGTCCAACGTGCGCGACCGGCGTGTCAGCGACGACGAGATCAGCACAATCGCCGATCACTTCACACACTCCCGCATCCCTTACGAGGACATCCTGCCGTTCCAACTGGCCAGTGCCTTCCGTATCGGCGAGACGTGCCGCCTTCGGTGGGACGACATCAACGAGCAGGACCGCACGATCCTGATCCGCCAGCGGAAACACCCTCGCAAGAAGCGTGACGAGATCGCCCCGCTGCTGGGCGCCGCGTGGGACATCGTCCAGCGCCAGCCGCGTGGTGGTGAGTTCATCTTCCCGTACAAGGCAGATTCGGTCAGCACAGGCGTCACGGTCGCCGTTGCAGCCACTGGCCTTGAAGACCTCCACCTTCACGACATCCGCCATGAGGCGATCAGCCGGCTGTTCGAACAGGGTTACGGCATCACCGAAGTGCAGCTTTGCTCTGGCCACAAAGACCTGAAGATGCTCCAGCGGTATCTGCACCTTCGCCCTGCCGATCTGCACGACGGCCCCGTGGCCATCCGCCGCTACAAGGAACAGATCGAAGCGGCGGGTAACGTCGTGCCGTTTACGCGCGCCGCGTGATCTGCAATCGTTTAATAGCTTCCAACAAGTCCTGCTGCGTTGCGTCCTTTTGCGTCAGCGTTGCATGGACTGCTTCATCCGCAGTGTCGCCAACCAAGATGTGATAGACCAAGACCGGCTTGTCCTGCCCTTGGCGGTGTAGCCGGCCATTGAATTGAGCGTAAAGCTCAAGGCTCCACGGCAAGCCGAACCAGACAATTGTGCGCCCACCCTTCTGCAAATTAAGCCCGTGGCCCGCACTCGCTGGGTGCGCCAGTAATAGCGGGATTCCCCCGTCGTTCCAACGGTCGATCACTTCGGGGTCTTTGCCCAAGAAAGTGGCTTGCGGAAACCGCTCCCGCAACCTGGCGAGATCGGATTTGAACTGAAAAGCCACAAGCACCGGCTCGTCGGTTTGTTCTAATATTTCGGCCAGCGCGTCGAGCTTGTCGTCGTGGACGACCTCCCAACCGCCTTCCTCCAAATACGCGGCGCCGTTGCACATTTGCAGCAGCTTGCCGGTCTGCACCGCAGCGTTGACCGCCGTGATCTCGCCTTGGTCCAGCGCGACCACGAAGTCTTTTTGGAGGGCGGCATATTGCTTACGCCACTTCGGCGCGGGGCTGACTTCGATCACAGAATCGATGCGATCCGGTACGTCGAGGTAATCTTCGGCCTTCATCCTGATAGTGATGTCTGCGAGAAGCGTGTACAGGGCGTCCTTCCGCTCTGGCTTGACTTCCCACTGGTTCCACTGCGGATTGCCGACAGAGCGGCAGAACTTCTCAAGGAACATGCCCTTGGTCTTGCCCAGCCGTTCGCCGCGATCCAGCAAATATATCTGCGGCCAGAGGTCGATCAGGTTGTTCGCGGCGGGGGTGGCAGTCAGCTGCACCATCCGTTTGATCTTCGGCAGCACTGACCTAAGTGCGCGCCAGCGTTTAGCTTGCGTACTTTTAAATGCGCTAGATTCGTCGATGATCACGGTGTCGTATGGCCAACGCTGGCCGTATGCCTCCACCAGCCACGGCACCAGTTCGCGATTGATGATGCTTATCTTGTACGGCGCCCCCAAGGCCCGTTGGCGCACAGCTGGCGACAGCCCCGCAAGCTGGTGTATGTACAGGTCGGACAAATAGTCCCAACGCTTTACCTCGTTCGGCCAAGTGGACACGGCGACACGCAGCGGCGCGATGATCAGGACACGGCTGGCGTCCCCGCTTTCCAGCAAGTCCTTTATCGCCGACAGCGTCGAAATCGTTTTGCCAAGGCCCATGTCCAGCCACAGGGCGCACGACGGCGTGTCCTTTATGAACTGGATAGCTTGTAGCTGGTAGGGGTGGAGGTTATTCCGAGAGAGCATCGATAGCACTTTCTGCGTTGTCGCAGACCCAGACTTCGCAGCCGGCGTCTTTCAGTTTGCGGATCGTCTGCGCCTGAAGCGGCGTTGGCTTCTTGCCAGGCGCTTTGAATTCGATGAACACGACGTGACCGCCCTTGATGAAGATGCGGTCAGGTACGCCACGGTTCGACGGCGAGACAAATTTATAGGTCAGCCAGCCGTTCTTCTTGGCCCAGTCGGTCGCCTTCTTTTCGATGTCACGTTCGCGGATCACTTGCGATACCTTTCACATTCGAACCCTTCAACCGCCATCGGCAAGCCGGCGGCCCAGTCGGGCATCTGACAAATTAGTTCTTCGAACTGGGAGAGAGAGCCGAAGTCTTTCGGCACCTCAGAGACGATTTCATCGTGGACGTGCATCACGACCGGATAGCCGGCGGCTTCGACGCGCAGCATGGCGTCGGCCAGCAGATCGCGGGCGACTGCCTGTGTGATGTTTTCCGCCAGCTTGCCGCCGTAGGTGTCGAGCTTGGCCCAGCGACCGCCAAGGCGGCTGTCCGTACCCCAGAACTCAAGGCCGTTGTTGCCGAGACGCGGCTGGTAATAGGCCAGCCTGCGGCCTGACGGCAGCTTGGCGAACAGGAAGTCGCCATGACATTTGAATGTGATCGGGCCTGCGTCGAACGCATGGCCACGGTGCTTTACCGCGTTGGTCGCTGCGGCTTCAAGGTCGTACCAGAACCGCACAATGTTCTTATTGGCCTTGCGCCACTTCACCTTGATCTGGTCGGCCAGTTCGTCTTCGATCTCGACGCGATACGCCGCTGCCATTGTCTGGAACGCGCCGACGCCGCCTTGGTAGCCCAGCGCCAACACGGCGACCTTGCCGATCTGACGCTCTGCCTGGTCGGCCTTGGTGATGGTGCGACCGTAGATGCTCGTCGCTGCGTGGCAGTATATGCACTGGCCACTGGCGAACACGTCCAGAGGCGCTTGCTCACCGGCCAGCCACGCCAACACACGCGCTTCGATGGCGTTAAAGTCAACGACCAGCAGGCGTTTGCCTTGGGCGGGGACGATCATCGACCGCAGGGTCGAGGACAGCGCCACCATCGGATCGCCGTACAGCATCTCCAGCAGTTCAGGATCGCGCTGGTCGAACAGCTGCACACAAGTGTCAGCGTCTTTGAACGCAGGGCGGGGTAGGTTCTGCGGCTGGAATCCGCGACCGGCCCACCGGCCTGTCTGTGCGCCGTGATACGAGAAGACGCCGCGGGCGCGGTGGTCGGCGCCAGCGAGGTTCTGCATGGCCAGATACTTTGACGTGGACGCCTTGCCCAGCGTCTGCCGAACCTTCAACACGTCCCGCACGTTGGCGGGTAGCGCAGGGTCGGCCAGTGCAGTGAGGATGGCGTTCTTGTCATAGCCGCCCAGCCTGTAGCCTTGGTCGCGGCACCACGACATGACCTGTGCGCGAGAGCCGACACCGGACAGCGCGCCGTCAGTCAGATCGACCACACTGGCGTTCAGGCGCTCTGCGGTGGCGATGATCAGGTCGAGGGCGTTCTCGACGTTCGGCACATCAATGCCGACACCGCGCCAGTTGATCTCTTGGTCAAGCAGCCACACGGCGCGTTCGTGTTCGCCCATCGGCTTGAATTTTTGTATATACGTTTTTATTGCCCGCTCTGTGACGACGTCCTGCTTGCAATAGGCATAAAGCTCGTCGAGCAAATGCTGGTCGGTGCGGCGCTCACCGCGATACGGCTTGCACAGGCGCTGGATCAGGTAGCGGCCACGGGTGTCCTTCTGATCGTCGAGTTCCAACACCTCCGCGCACTTGCCCAGAGCGCGGGGCAGGGCGAGGGTGGCTGCAAGCGCGGCGGTGTCGTTCCACTGCTTGGGGAAGATGTAGGGCATACCGTTGCGCGTCCCCCAGTGTTCCCACACGGCGCGTTCAAACGCTGCGTTCCAGGCCCAGACTTCAGCGCCATCAAGGATGGCGTCACTAAGGCCTTCAGGGAACGGGTCGTCCGGTAGCCACAGCTGCGGCTCTTCGTCGTCGATGGCCCACGCCATGCAGATGACTTCGGTCGTAGGGTGCGCTGCGTAGTTGTAGCCGCCAGCGGTCTTGATGTCGCATTCGCTGTACGTTTCGAAGTCGATGGATATAGCTGTCAATTTTCAATCTTTCTCTGCGCCAAGTTCGCGAAGCACCTTGCGGAGATCGCCGATCTTGTTTTGGGTAGCTCTGTGGTCAGATGCCGTCAAGGACATCGCGACGAACCGGCTTCCCTTCTTGGTTTCGATGACCAAGCGTGGATGCTTGTTACCTCTTTCAAAGTGGTGGCCAGTGACGCCAGACCAGCGGCCCAGTTCTTTTTCCAGTTCTTTTTTAACGCGACGGTCCATGTCTTGCTCCTAAAAGGTCAGGGCTGGGGGCGACTTCCAAACTCCCCCAGCCCCTCATTGGTTAGTCGAGGAAAGAGTCGTTATCGTCTTCTTCGATTTCACCAAACACGTCAGCAGTGACCTTCTTGCCGCCGAACGCATCGCCGTCCTTGACGAACTGGATGGCGTCGAGGGTCGCGTTCACACGCTTGCCCCACTGGTTGTCCTGCGCCCACAGCGAGATCGCTGCGTTGACGTAGCAACCGGCGTAAGGCTTGCCGTCTTCTTCGGCCAGAGGGTTCTTCTTCTGGTCAACGATCACAGGGCGAACCTTGGTCGATGCAGAGACGAACATGGAGCCGTCGTAGCCGTCGTAATCCTTCTCTTCACCGTCGCCGATGCAGACCTTGAGCGACTTCGGCACGTCCTTGCCCCACTTCTCGGTGGCCACGGCCTTGACGGCTTCCTTGACCTTGGCGATCAGGTCGGCCTGGTCGCCCTTGTCGAGCAGGAAGTTCGCGTTGAAGCGTGGTTCCTGACCCTGCGCGAACGCCTTGGGGGTCCAGATTTGCGGGAACGAGAGGCGGACGTTTTTCAATACAATTGCAGTCATGACTTTTTCCTTAGTTAAATAGATCAACGGCGGCTGCACCAAACGCAGGCCGAGGATCGTGTTCTGGGGCCAGCGATGGCTTGCCCCGTGGCTTGATGACGAAATC